CCAATTACGCCGGATAGCTAAAACTTCCCCAGTGCCTTTTTCTATAGTCACGACATAAGGCTTGGCAAGCTCCATGTCCTCATCTTTGCTCTCCTCGTCAATCCCCGGCAAACAGCAATCAACGTGAACTTCATACAGGGTGTAGCGGTCGTCATTCGATAATGTGTATCCGCCCTCTGAAGCTTTTTTCTTCTCAATATCACTGAAGAACGTCTGCGGCTCTCCCAACTCAACATCTCTGTAAAAACCACTGACCTGAAGCTCCTTGACTTCATTCTTGGTCTTCCGCATGATGTGCGTGACGCGTTCAGCCATCTCAATATGAGATGCACCATAAGGCACAATCACATCTTCCGCTGGGACGTAAATAGATACTTGACGATCAAGGGTCGGGTCGTAGTAGACCTTTTTAAACGCGGAGCCAGCCAGACCAAGGCTGTAGAGCATTCGCTCATGCTCACTGCGATACTCAATCATCCGTTCGGTCAACTGATAGTTCATGTCATCTCTGACACGAAGTGCGGCTTCTTCTTTTTCTTTGGTGGACTTGCCAAGAATCTTGGTCTTTACCGGCCCCGCAGCGGGGAAGGTCTCGCTCATGGTCTCAGCTTGGAACCGGATGGCAGCTTCTGCCAACACAGTGGAATACACCCCACAAGCTCCATCCCACGGCTGAGTTCTTTCCTCATACTTAAACCCAACGACTTCCAACCCTTTGGCAAAGGTATCTGCCCATTCTTTACGGGCATTCAGGTCGGCATCAATATCTTCAATCAAATCACTAGCGAATGTGGATAACTCGCTTTCTTTCATCACTTCAGCAATGTTCTCGTCAAACTCGCTCTCGTCTTCTTCGGCGTCAGGAATCAACGTAATCTCAACGCTGCCGTCGTCCAGTGTGACCATCTCGGGATCAACAATATCAATCTGAAGGGCTTCTTCAGTTGTTTCATCCAAACCCTGCGGCGCTTGGTATAAACCTTTGTCCATGTTTGTTGCCATAATTTATCCTTAGATTAACTTCCAATTACCTTGGCTGTATTCTCGCGGCATTTGCACCGAACCGCCCGAAGCATATATATCAGGCAATTGTTGTGCTGGTAGCGCCTCTTGTTGAAAAAGTCGGCTTTGTGGGGTTACCATACGATCTTTCCCTAGTGCATCTCTAATAGAAGATACAACGTCTTCTTGAGACCCAAACATTTTTTGTTCCCAAGGCGCTAACCCAGCACTCATATCGGGAGCATCCTCAAGCATTACCAAACTGTTTTTATTTCCAGTCTGAGCTAACGCCCTACTTCTATGTCTCCCCTCATGCCCAATTATTTCTGGAACCCCACCAACTATTCTAGGCGCTGCTGCCATTAGTTTTGGCACCTCATTAAAAGCCCCTACTTTAGATAGGTGCGTAATATATTCATCAAAAGAACCAAAACGTGCTGCGTTGGGGCTGGCGGCTAAACTTTGTATGTACTTATCCAAAGAAGGAGCAAATTTTTCAAAATCCTTCGGGTTCATTGTCATTAGAGCTTTGTTGTTGCTAAGAAACGCATCTCGCAAAGCTTTTTCTTGGTAAAGTTTTTCAAGATTTGGAATTTCATCTGCCGCACGTTGAACCCGTTGCTGCCCGTAAACTCCCGATTTATCTAATGCTTCTTTTTCTAAACGACTTAGTTTCCCCGGAATATTTATAGATGGGAACATATCTACAAGCGAATTTATCCCCGACCTTATTAGTTTAGATGTGGGTTTTACTACCCCACCAACCATAGGAACCATGCCCAAACCAGCCAGACCCATACCGGCTACGTCGCCCTCACGCCTAGCAACTTCAAAGTCTTTAGCAGATAAGGCGGGGCCAAGCACAGGATGAAACCCCGCTAGTGCCTCGCCCACTTCAGGCGATAAATTAACCTTTGGCCTTTCCCTTACGTTGCGCCCTTGCCTTTTGATAAGAGGGTTTCCGTAGTACGCATCGGTGTCCTCTGCCATAATTTATCCTTAGTAGTATGCTTGACGCCGCTTTGATTTGAAGTATTTAGTCTCTTCAGGCTCATCACTTGGCAGACGGATAAACCCGCCTTGCCTAAACCTCATTAGAGCTAATGTTGTGCTATCCACCAAGTCATCGTGTGTACCGCTTGGAAAATCATTGCATTCCTCGACAACCTCCCAAGCCCATCTGCGATCAGGTGCAAATACAATACCGGACTGAAACAAATCCGTTACCGCGTTAACTCGTGATATCTTGTCCTGCCCTTTACCCGGCGTAAACTCACTAATCGGTATACCCATCCGGCGCATTTCTTGATATAGCGCCGCACCATTAGATTTTTTCTCTACTATAAACGAATCGGGTTTCCATTGCTTATATTGCTCAATTACCATTTGTTTTAAGTCTGGAAACTCTAACCGCTCTTTTATTGCATTGAGCAGTATAATCTTAAAGTTGTTGGTAGGCTCGTGAAAGAATACACCCCACGTTGTCAACGCGTTGTAGTCCGCCCTATTGTTGGTCTCTTGTGCGGCGTCTAGTGACATTATTATAAATTCACACTTCGGTGGGTCAGTATCTTCCCACACTTGCCACCACTCCCGTTTTATTAGCGCCCCCTCTTCTGAGGTTGGGTCTTGCATGTATTGGGCTTGCCAATACCGGATGTCCATTGCAGCGCGTTTAGCCAGCAACTGATCTAGGGGCCAAAACTCAGGCCAGAGGGGTTTATCCTCTAAAATAGCAGGAAATTCAACCACCTCCCACTCGTCCGTACCCTCGTTCCGCATCATGTGGTCAACGATTTTGCCGGTCAAATCCAGCTTACTCCATCGTGTCATCACGACAATAATGGCCCCTCCCGGCATCAAACGCTGGATTGGGCCTGACTGCATCCACTCCCATGCGGGTTCAAAGACATCTGATCTGCCTTGCATTGCCTCTTGTTCCGAATGCGGGTCATCAATAATAAACAAATCGGCACCGCGACCAGCCAATGCACCACCCACACCAATAGCAAAATACTCACCATTAAAGTTTGTTCCCCATCTAGATGCCGATTTTGAGTCCGCTTGTAGTTCAATTTGAGGAAAAATATCCCGATATCGCTCAGAACCAACTAGATTTCGCACCCTTCTACCGAAATTGACGGCTAAATCAGCAGTGTGTGAGGCCATAATGACCTTTTTATGGGGGTAATTACCCAAAAACCATGCCGGAGCAAGGTAGGAAATGAGTTCTGACTTACCATGACGGGGTGCAATGTTCACAATCACCCGTTTTTTGACTCCCGCAGCGATTTCTTCAAAGATTCTGGCTAATTTTCGATGATGTGGGCCTACTTTATAGCCCGGATAGACGTGTTTTATGAAATCAAGGAACGACTTCTTGCCAACTTCTTTTACTACTTCGCTCTGATACTTCTTTAGCAACTCTGCCGTGCGTCTTTTCTGCTGATCCGGCATCAAAGGGAGGGCAGTTTTAAGCCTAGCCAGATCAGCAGAGGTTAATTGTCCGGTAAGCACAACTCTTCCTCTTCTATTTCCTCTGCGTCTTCTATTTTTTCTATTTCTTCACGTTTGTAGTCAACTCCCTCAAGCGCCTCAAGAGTAATTAATAGCTCTTTCTCCACTTCCTCAATGCTTTGCACCTTCATAGTCACTTCACTACGTTTCTTAAAGGCATCAACCCCATCGACTTCACCCAGTTTAGACAAAGCAGCAATACGGCTCTTGGAGTCTCGTGCGTGTTCAATCTCGTAGACCAGCTTATTAACTACATACATCTTTAAGTCTGATAGCTCGTCCACCAACATGCAGTTAGATTGCGAGACCATACCTGCAAGGTAAGCCATCACTTCATTTGGGTATTTAGCGTAGTCAGGCCGCATCTGTGGGTCTTGCATCATTTGTTTAGCAAGACTCTGGGCTACTTCTTTTTGTTCTTCGCTTGGCGTAATTGGGTCACCATTGATATCAGCAAGGAGCTTTATAGTCCTTGCCCTCATATCCAACTCTTCTTTTGGAGAAAGTTGTGGCATCGCGTCTGCGGCAGAGGCAGGAAGCGGAATGTTGTCTTCTATTTCTGGAACAACTGTACCACTAATATCGTTGTACACGCATGAGCCTTTAATGCCTCAGTTAATTTTTAATATAGCATATTTTATGGGATGGAACCATATTTAATGACGGGGGGTGTTTCTATATAG